GTCCTGTACGCCGCCGATAGCCGATTGCACCTCGTCGCTTTCGAGTAACGCCCAATAGCGATCCGGTTCATCTCCCGTGGCACTTAGAATCTCAAGCACGATCGGAACGCCCGCCACAAGTGCATCCGAATAGGTCTCGTCTGCAACATTGAACTGCGATAGTGTACCGCTTGCACTCTTGAGGGTTGCCATACGGTTTTTGTAGGTATCTCCGAACGCCGTTATATCTGCCATGTCGCACATTTTAGAATGCGTTGTAGCGTGAGCGTATGCGGCGGTAGTCATTGGCAAATACTTACCCGTTACGGTGATAACCCTCGTATCTTCGCTCTCAAATGTGATGGTGCCGTTGAGATAGTTGATTGTATAATCTTCTGTAGTTTCAACCCCACCATCAAGCACGGTCGGGGCGGTGTCTCGATCAAGTACCCTTTTGACCGCATTTGTAATCTGGTATGAAATGTTGTCTGCGGTAGTTGTGGCTTCCGCAGTCATGGTTGTTGCCGCACCGCTTATCTTTACAGCACACTCGTTACCGCTTCTTTCCATCTTCTACTCCTTACGATCTGATCGGAAGTGCTACAGGCTCACCCGTGCAAGCAAATGTAGCGGAAAAGGTCTGCTTGCCCGCAACATCCGAGGAAATCTCGTAACTTGCTACCAACGCCGGAACCTGATAACCCGCAACAGTCGGTCCGCTCGGCATGACTCCGATATAGATATCGTTACCGGGGATAAGCACATCCTGCCCTGTGGTGTCACCCACATACAAGTTGCCGCTGATTGTGATGGTGGTATCCTTCAACCCTGCCATCCTGTTCTTATAGGTGTCTCCGAATGCGGTGATGTCAAGCATATCGCACAGCTTGGCGAAAGACGAGTTGTCTACGCCTAAAATCTTTGCCCCCGTATTCGCTTCCATCGCCGATGCTCCGTCAAGCACCCATACTTCGTTTTTGTATCCAGCCTGTTCTGCCATTTGTTTCTCCTTTTAGAACGCATGTTCTATGCCCTAAATCGACCCGTAGAGAGGTTTTTTATCACTTTTGGACACTACCTACGGTAATAGCATCTAAAGTTTATCGTCCATTCTTGACGGTTGCTTTCATCTCTGCCTATATCCAGTATGTCGCCCTGTTGCTCAATCATCAATAGTTTGGTTGATGTTTTTCCGTGCAATGCGTCCTTTATGGTGTCGCAAAGGGTTGTGCCTGTGGAGTATGATGTGTTTCTGACCTTGATTTGAAAGGTCGGTTCCTCTACGAATGTGCCGGACAGAGACCTCGGATATCCACCTGTCGCATAGATGCAGACGGCGTTGTCCGGCGTATCCGGCATTGAGCCGATATAGACATTAGATACACCCGTAAGGAGTGATTTGATATCTGTCGTCACTTCTCCACAGCCTTTCTTATAGCCTCACCGATTGATTTAACATATTTGTCTTGGTTTTCCTTGTATGGGTTTTCAAGATATTTTGGTTGCCCGCCTTTTGGATGGTGATAACTCGTATCCTCGTGTTGCCGGAGTGCGTAGGGTTCCGCAAAACCCACAACCGCCTCGAACTTTTTTGGCTTCGGCTTCGGCGAACGCCGTGACCTTGTATCTCTGTCCGGCGATGTCTCAACGGATATATCACTCCGCCATCCAACCAGCGTGAACGCTGAACCTCTCAAGTCGCCCATATCTACAGGTGCTATCATCTGTGCCTTGCCTTGCAGGTCTGTAGCGGCTTTCTCTAACTGGTTCTTTGCGGCCTGTTCCGCTTCGTCCGGCATCTTTTTTAGGAGCCTTTGCAGGTCGTCAAGTCCTTCGATTTTCACTATCATTTCAGGTAAACCTCGTAGAACCCAACGCCACCACCGAGCGTTATCTCTGAATTGACCGCAATCACCAACTGCCCATCAATCAAGTCATTCACCAGCACGGGTGAAGCCGTGAATACGGTCGCACTCGATACAGTCTCCTGCCCTTGTGCGTTTCTAACCATCTTAAAGCCTGTCTCTTTTCTGCCCTTGATCGTGGTCGTTGTGTAGGTGGCCTCGTTGTACTGGTTGATTGAGGACACGGACTGCCATGTGAGTGATTGATTTGTGTATGTGCTAATCAATCCTGTAACCCCCTCCGATGTACGGCTTCAACAGGTCTTTTGCTTCTGCACTCAACAGGCTGTTCGCATTGCCCGTGTAGCTTTCGGATAATTTCCCAAGGCTGAAAGATTTTACGCCCTGTTTTTGCAATTCTGCCCGCTCGGATGCCGGAGTCGTGCCTTGTGCCAATTCAAGGGCGATCTCGCATTGAGCATATTTGACCGCATCGGGTACCGTCTTGGGGTCGTACCACTCATCAGACGGGAACAAAGTATTGTCCATCGGGCTACCCTCAGTATATGTGATGCGAGGGAACGCCATTGCCTGCGTGTGGTTGGACTTGTATCCAGTCAAAGGCTGACGGTCGATAATCTTCGCCGCCTTGCGGAGCAATACATCCTTGTTGCCGCTCGTCACCGTACCCCATGCCACAAGTTTTGCATCCGTGGACAGATACACGGACTCAAGATATGCTGTGCAGTCTGCCTGCGAGATATATGTATCTGTTCCAACCGTTAATGCCATTTTTTCATCCTCTCCTTACGGGGTGGTAGGGGTGGTATTTGTCTTAATATCGTCCAAGAGTCCGTTGGTGGTCTCAAGCAGGGTATTTGTCGCTTCCTGCAATGTCTCCATGCTCTGCAAAAGCACAAGGATTGCTTCTTGGATTTCCGTTTGTCTCGGTTCACTCATCTTCTGACAACCTTTCTATCAGGGTTTCCCTTTTCATCAAGGCGAACCCTTTTATCCCTGCGGCTCTTGCCGCTTCCCTCAACTCTTCAAGCGTTTCCTCAACCTGTTCATGTCTGTATCCACGCTCAATTAGCCTTCCGATAACATACTTGTCTGTGGTTTCCAGTTCGCCCTTAACAAATCTGCAAAGGGGTTTATTTGTGTCGGGGTTCCACACAACCCCCTTGCCGTAAAACTTCATTGTACCCCTACTTTCTTATGCTACTGTGGATAAGGTTGCTCCGTCAATCGCCAAAACTCTCCAGGCGAATGTTGCTCCTAATTTGATGCCATATAAGGAAATAAACTCTCCAGCGGCATCTAGCAGTATCGTGTTATTTCCAGCGGCATTCACGGGACTTGCAACCGTGATTGTTCTGGAGCCAGCCCCTGCGACTGTATCCGCAGAAATAGTGATCACTTGACCTGCAAACGTGGGAACCGCCAGCGTGTTAGTCTCTGCAACACCCCCAATAGTTAGCGCAAGGTCTCCGTTACCTGTTACCGGGATTTCCGCCTCGTGGGCCGCTACGATTGCCTTAGCAAAGGGAGTGGTCGTTAGACCGAGCATCGCTGTGGTAATTTTAGCCGCTCCAATAGTAACTTCGCCAGTGTTTGCAATAGTAATATCTCCGGTAACCTCGACGCTCTTTACGTCGGTACCATCTCCTATCAGAATCTGTTTGTTAGTCTTTGCAACCAGGTCGGTCGGGGCATTGTCGGTTCCCCCCACCTTAATGGAACCTCTAGTAATGTTTGCCAGTTTGTCGTTGGTCACCTGGTCGTTCGCAATGTGTGCTGTGTCAATTGCTCCTGCAACTATATGCTCCGAGTCTACCGCACCATCTGCAAGTTTAGCTCCTGTGACCGCATTGGCAGCAAGTTTTCCAGTAGTTACTGCAAGATTAAGAATTTTTGCGGTAGTAATGCTGTCGTTTGCGATAACTGCGGAGGGCGACAATGTCGGAGAATTGACTCCGTCATGGTCATGACCCGTAGTTACGTCAAACAGTTCATCGTGGAAATTCTCTTCAAGCCATTCCCGCAACTGCGGGTTTCTGACTTTGTTATAATTAATTGTTATTGCTCCTGCCATTTTAGTTTTCCTTTCTTACGGTAGGGGCGGCAGTATTACCGCCCCGTTCGTTCCCGTAAATCCTACGCTGTGGTAAGTCTTGTGATAGTTCCGTGATACTCTTCGGGACCGTAATCAACACCAGCAAAACTGATGAACTGACCTTTTCTCGCACCTGCGACCTTCGCCAAATCTTCATACAGCACGGTCTGACCCTTGGCGGGCATAAAGACCGGGTACACGAAATTCATGTCGGCGACAAGGATCGTATCGGTCGGCATATTGGGCGCATAGACTACACCCAACTGTGCGAAGTCGGTGTAAATCTGCTGAACATCCACGCCGCCCA